AACGGGATCATCATCATCCTGACCCGCTGGCACGAGAAGGACCTGGCCGGGCAACTGCTGAAGCGGGCCGAGGAGGGCGGTGAACAGTGGCGCGTGGTGTCGTTCCCGATGGAGGCCGAGCAGGTCGAGTACCACGAGATCGGCGGCTGCCGGTACAAGCTGCGCGAGCCGGGCGAGATTCTGTTCCCAGAGCGCATGCCGCGCGAGTTCGTTGAGAAGTGCAAGCAGCGCGGCTCGCTGGTGTGGAACGCGCTGTACCAGCAGCGGCCCACCTCGAAGGGCGGCGGGCTGATCAAATCGGCCTGGTTCCAGTACTACAAGACGCTCCCGCGCATGCGCTGGCGGGCGATCTACGCCGACACCGCGCAGAAGACGAAGGAGCACAACGACTACAGCGTGTTCCAGTGCTGGGGCCTGGGGGTCGACGGCAACATCTACCTGATCGACCAGATCCGCGGGAAGTGGGAAGCCTGGGAGCTGGAGATGAAGGCGGCTGCGTTCTACGCGAAGCACAAGCCGTTCGATCCTAAGCACCCGTGCCCGATTCGGTACATAGCGATCGAGGACAAGGCCTCTGGCACCGGCCTGATCCAGAACATCAAGAAGAAGTCCGGCGCGCCGGTGAAGCCGATCCCGCGGCACACGGACAAGCTGACCCGCGTCATGGACGTGCAGGGCTTCATCGAGTCGGGCTACGTCTATCTGCCCGATCCGGCGTACCAGCACGAGGGCACCGGCGCCGAGTGGGTGAACGACTTCCTGATGGAGTGCGAGTCGTTCAGCGCGGAGATGACCCACGCCCATGACGACCAGGTCGACCCGCTGTGCGATGCGATCAACGACATGTTGCAGGGCGGCGCCACGCCGCTCAGCTCCTGGCTCTAACCGAGGCACCCCATGACCATTCCGACAGCGCAGAAGCCGCGAGTCCGTGTGACCGCTGACGGCCTGGCCAACCTCGTCTCTGGCCTCGGCACCGAACGCGACAAGCGGTTCCACAACCGGTTCGTTTATACCGCCAGCTTCTGGGACTGGGCCGAGCTGGAGGCGGCTTACACCACCAGCTGGCTCGCCCGGCAGGTGGTGGATGCGCCGGTGGAGGATGCCACCCGCGAGTGGCGGACCTTCTCCTGCGATGAAGCCACTGACATCCAGGCCGAAGAGAAGCGCCTTCGACTGCAGCAGGTGGTGCAAGACGCCTTCCGTTGGGGCCGGCTCTACGGCGGCGCCGGGATCCTGATGGTGACCGACCAAGACCTGGGAAAGCCGCTGGACATTAAGCGGATCAAGAAGGGCAGCCTGCGCAAGCTGATCGAGATCGACCGCCGCTACCTGACCGGCCACGACTACAACTTCACCGATCCATTGGCCGATCATTTCGGCCTGCCGACCTGGTACACCATCGGCGGCGGTGCGCAGCGCATCCATTACAGCCACATCGTGCGCATCCCCGGCGCCAAGCTGCCGCGCGTGCTGCGCGACATCAACGGCGGCTGGGACGACAGCGTGCTGCGCCAGTGCCTGGAGGATCTGAAGGACGCAGTCTCGGCCAAGGGCGGCATCGCGAGCTTGATTCAGGAAGCCAACGTCGACGTCATCCAGCGGCAGGGGCTGTCGGATGAGCTCGCCACCGATCACGGCACTGACCTGGTGACCAAGCGCTACCAGCTGGCCGCGCTGCTGAAGAGCATCAACCGCATGCTGCTCCTTGACGGCAACGAGGAGTACACACGCAACCCGGCCACATTCGGCGGCCTCGGTGAAGTGCTGCGGACCCTGATGGAATGGGTGTCCGGCGCCGCACAGATCCCCATGACGCGCCTCTTCGGCGTCCAGGCGAAAGGCCTGGGCGATTCCGGCGAGGGCGACATGCGGAACTACTTCAACGCGATCCGCAGCCAGCAGGAGAGCGCCTACCGCGACGTGCTCGAGCGCATCGACCAGGTGCTGATCCGCTCTGCCGTCGGCTATCTGCCGGACGAGCATGAGTTCGAGTGGCACCCGCTCAGCCAGCCCTCGGACGTGGAGCTGGCCCAGCAGCAGCTGGCCTTCGCGCAGGCCGACGACATCCGGCTGCAGCAGGGCGCGGTGAGGGTGTCGCAGGTCATGCGCAAGCTCCAGAGAGACGGCGTGTACGCCATCAGCGACGCCGACATTGAGGCGCAGGAGGCCATCGAGCGTGAGGAAGCCAACGGAATCTTTGACCCCGCTGGAGATCCTGACGCGCACCAATTCGGAGCTGCTGGCGAAGCGGAAGCGGCCGGCGAAGCCGATCCAGCCGAGTGATGCGGTAGAGCGCTACTACCGCACCCAGCTGCGCTCGCTGGTGCGGGCGATGGCGCGGGCGGTCGCTGAGGAAGTGATGCCGGTCGTCAGGGACGAAAAGGCGGCGTATATCGGCGACGCGGATCGCAGCGTCGTCATGGACCGCTGGATAGACCGCGTCATCGAAGCCCTGCAGCGGGCCTCGGCGCTGTTCATCGGGCAGGCCTTCGAAGCGCAGGCCGCGCGGGTAGCCCGCTCCACGGTCAGCATGGCCGAGGCCGAGAGCACCAAGGCGTTTCTCAAGAGCGTCAACCAGGCGGTAGGAGTTGACCTTTCTCCGGTGCTGAGTCAGCAGGGCATGGCCGAGTACATCGACGCCTCGGTGCTCGACAACGTGGCGCTGATCCGCAGCGTCTCGGAACAGTACTTTGAGCGGGTGCAGAACATCGTGCTCGGCGGCATGCGCAACGGCGACCACCCGACCAGCATCGCCAAAGCGCTGCAGCACCAGACCGGCATCACCGACCGCCGCGCCAAGGCCATCGCCCGCGACCAAGTCGCCAAGCTCAACAGTCAGATCGTGCAGCGCCGGCAGGTGCAGGCCGGCATCACCCACTTCCGCTGGGTGACGGCGAACGACGAGCGGGTGACCGGTCGCCCCGGTGGCCGCTACGCCAACGCCAAGATCAAGTGTTACGAGATAGCAAAGCGCGACATTGGCTTCGGCCCCGGCGTGTATCCCTGGAGTCGGGGCGCGAGCTATGCCGGCGAAACGAACCTGTATCCGGGGCGGGCTCACGTTGCGTGCAGATGCACTGCGAGCCCCGTTTTTGAGTGGCAGCTACCGAATAGGTAACGCAATGACGATCCTAGTCACAGACCGGGCCGGTTACGCGGTCACGGCACGGGAGCTATTGCCCAACGGTTACCTGAAGGTGCCGGGGCGGGTCGCCCGTACTGGCATCCAGCACTACCTGGCGTCCGAGCTGGGGATCACGGACCGCGAGCCGAACGAGCTGATCAGCGTCTACCGGCCACCAGAAGAAGTGTTCGCCGCCGATTCGCTAGCGAGCTACGACAACGCCGACGTGACGATTGAGCACCCCAGCGACCTGGTCACCGCCGAATCGTTCAAGCGCGTCGTCGCTGGGCATGCCATCAGCCCCGGCCGCCAAGACGGCGATTTCGTCGTGGTCGACCTGCTCATCAAAGACGCCGAGGCCATCAAGGCCATCGAGGCCGGCAAGGTCGAGCTGTCCGCCGGCTACACCGCCGAATACGTCCCTGAGAAGGGCGTTACCGATGCGGGCGAAGCGTACGAGTTCGTGCAGCGCTCCATCCGCATCAATCACATCGCGCTCGTCGACCGGGCGCGAGCTGGGCGCGACGCCCGTCTGTTCGACCGACAGCCCAAGGAGGCTATCACTATGCATCAAGTCGTTCTCGATAACGGGTCGGCTGTCGAGGTCGCCGACAAGGCTACCGCTCAGCTGATCCAGTCGACCATCGACAGCCTGCGCAAGCGGGCCGCCGACGCCGAGGCGGAAACCGCGAAGGCCAAGGACGAGGCCGAGGCCGCGAAGGCCAAGGCCGAGAAGCTGGCCGAGGACATGGAGGAGGAGCGCAAGAAGAGCTCCGATGCCGCCATCGCCGAGCGCGTGAAGGCCGTCGCCGACACCCAGGCGTTGGCCCGCAAGATCGCCGGCGCCGAGTTCACCTGCGACAGCGTCGATCCGGTTGAGATCAAGCGTGCCGCGCTGGCCGCCGTGCGCCCGACCATCGATTGGGGCGAGAAGTCCCCGGCCTACGTGCTGGCTGCTTTCGACCTGGAGGCCGAGAAGAAGGAATCCGAGGACGAAGAGGAGGAGGAGCGCAAGAAGGCTTCCCAGGACTCGCTCGCCAATCTCGGCAAGGATTTCAAGGGCGCCAAGGTCACCGACGCACAGAAGACGCTCGACGACGCCTACAAGGCGTACATGGACCGCATCGCCAACGCCTGGAAGGAGGGCGCATAAATGGCTATCACGCAGGACACTTTCTCGCAGTACGCCGGCATCGGCTACCACGGCCAGCAGAACACCGACTACCCGGCCTGGATCGGCTCCTACCACGCTGAGGGCGGCCCGATCGGCTTCGGCGTGGCGGTCGGCTTCGGCACCGGTGACGGCCAAGCCAAGGCGGGCGGCGCCGCGTCGTCCGACCTGATCGGCGTCACCGTGCGCACCCAGGCGGTCGAGAACAACGCCGCCGGCGAATCGGAGTATGCCGAGAACCAGGCCATGTCGGTCATGGAGAAGGGGCGGATGTACGTCGCTGTCTCCGACGGTGCCACCCGCGGGGCTCAGGTCTACGTGGTCCCTGCCACCGGCGAGATCGTCTCGACCGCCACCGACAACATCGCCCTGACCGGAGCGCGCTTCCTGCGCACTGCGGCGGCCGGCGAGATCACCGAAATCGAAATCCAGTAAGGAGCGATCATCATGCGCACCACTTTCGACGCGAGCCCCGCCGCCGCGATGTCGTTCCTGCTCACGCAGCGGACCCACATCGAGCCGCAGGTCTATGCCATCAAGTACCCGGACGTCACCTACCAGGACGTCATCCCGGTCGATACCTCGGCCCCTGAGTGGGCGCCCATCGTTGCGGTAGCGTCGGTTGATGCCCGCGGTGAGCTGGCGTTCCTCGGCCCGAACAGCAACGACATCAACCGCGCCGACGTCGGCTACAAGATGGGCACTCACCCGGTGCAGACCGCGGCCCTGGGCTACGGCTACACCATCGAGGAGCTGAACCAGGCGCGGCTGATGGGTGCCAACCTGTCCGCGGACAAGGCGTCGGCGGCCCGGCGCATCGCCGAGCAAGGCCTGAACAAGCTGGCCTACCTTGGCAACGCAGAAGCGGGCTACGAGGGGCTGTTCAACAACAGCGCCGTGACGGTGGAGGCGGCCGGCAGCACCATTGCCGCTCTGGTGGCTGCCGCTACCGACGTGGCCGGCGCCCAGGCGGTGGTGACCTTCTTCCAGCAGGCCATCGACGCGGTGTACGTGACCAACACCAACACCACCTTTGCGCCGACCCACATCCTGCTGCCCCCGGCTCAGCGCAACTTGCTGGCCTCGGCCATCCTGCCCTTCGGCGGCAACATGACCCTGCTGGCGTACCTGGAGGCCAACCTGGTCTCTGGCCGCTCAGGCCGGGTGCAGTTCCTGCCGGACCTGAGCCTGAAGGGTGCCGGTGCGGGCGGTACGGACCGGATGATGGTCTACACCAAGAGCATGGAGACCGCGAAGTTCCATCTGCCGATGGGCTTCAACTTCCGTGACCCGTATCAGGATACGGCGCTGTCCTGGTTCATCCCCGGCATCCTGCGGACCGGCGGCACCGAGATCCGCGTGCCGAAGGCGCACATGTACTACGACGGGGTGTAAGCCATGACCGCTCTGAAGAACGTCGGCAAGCAGATGCTGGCCGTCGAGGACGCCGGGGAGCGCAAGGAGATCGCCCCCGGCCAGGCGGTCGATGTGGACGGTCGGCAGAGCTGGGCGAACCACCTGTTCGTCAAGGCCGGCTGGCTGGAGATCGTCAGCGAGAAGCGCAAGGGCAAGGAGCCCGAGCCGAAGCCCGAGTAGGGCGACCCACTCAACCCCGCTCCGGCGGGGTTTCTTATTTCTGGAGGACGCATGGAAATCACCCCTGACGTCATCACAGCTTTCCGTGCGTTCTACCCCGAGTTCGCCGACGCCGCGGACTGGCCGGACCCGACGCTGACGCGCTACCTGCGCGAGGCGGACGAAGAGACCGGCCGCCGCTGGGGGCCGTACGGCGACTTCAGCCTGAAGCAGCGCGGCATGTTCGCCTACGCCGCGCACCGGGCGGTGCTGGCCAAGGCGGCAGCACGTGCCACCGAGGCCGGAGGCATCGCCAGCGCCCCGGCGCAGGTATCGAGCAAGAGCGTCGGCGACGAATCGGCGAGCTTCGCAGTGGCGTCGCCGGCAAATGGCGTCGAGGCCAATCAACTGGGAGACCTGCGCAGCACGATCTACGGCATCGAGTTCCTGCGCCTGCGCACGCGGGCCGGCATGGGTGCCGTCGCGCTATGAAGCCGACAGTCAGCATCACCGGTGGCGACCGGATCGTGCAGCGCATCCGCGAGCTGCGCGACCGGCTGACCAAGCAAAACAGCGTGCTGGTCGGCGTGCCGAAGGGGGCCGGCAACTACGAGGACGGCACCAAGATGGCCGTCATCGCCGCTGTGCAGGAGTACGGCTCGGCCGATGGGCGCATTCCGGAACGTTCGTTCCTGCGTGTGCCGCTGAGTGCCGAGCAGAGGCGCTTCGCCGAGACGTTCCGGCGCATGACGCCAGCGGTGATTCACGGCAAGGCCCCTATGCGGCAGATGCTGACGATGGTTGGAGAGCAGGCGGCCGGCGTCGCCAAGGAGGCAATCAGTGCGGGTATCAACCCGCCGAACGCGCCGTCCACTGTCAAGCGCAAGGGCTCCAGCACGCCGCTGGTCGATACCGGCGCACTGCGCCAGGCCATCACATACGTGATCGAGGGAGACGAGGGCGCATGAGCCTCGACATGTACGGGTTCATCGACCCGACCTTCGAATCCCTGCCCGAGGGCGGCGTGACCCTGATCGTCCCGGGCGAGGGCGGCTACACAGGACCGGGTGGCACCTGGGAGGAAGGCGAGCCGCAGCGCAAGGAGCTGCAGCTTGTCAACATCCAGCCGGCAAGCCTCAAGACCATCGAGACGTTGGTGGGGCAGGGCGGCACCGTGCAGCCGAGCGACTGGCGCGTGGTGCGGATCAACGACGGGACGATGATCTACCCCGACGACACTGGCCAGTTTGCCCATCTGCTGGAATTCAGTGACGGCGTGGCCATGCGGCAGTGGCGCGTGCGCCAAGCCGACTGCCGCCCCTGGCGGAACTACTGCAAGGTCATCGTCGAGCGCTACCGGGGCAGCAACTGATGCAGCACGTTGACGAGCTCTACGCCGCGTTCCAGACGCTGGTGCGGGTGGCCTCTGGTGTCGAGCAGGTGATTCTGGCGAACCAGGGTCGGCCAGCGCCGCCTGGTCTGCACGCCACCTATAACCCGGTGCCGGTGCGCGCCGTGGGCCATCCGCGCAAGGCCCGCAAGGATGTGCCGGCGCAGGACTGCGACATCCCCGACTGGACCGACTTCGAGGAAACCACTGTCTCGCAGATGGATTTCCTGCTGTCGGTGAACTTTTTCAACGAGGGCGCCCGGGACGCGGCCTGGCGGATGCACAACGCCAACTTTCGCGCCCCGGTGCAGGAGCTGCTGTTCACCCATGGCATCGGCTGGCGCACCTGCAGCGAGGTTCGCAGCCTGACTGAGCTTTCCCAGGGCGGCCTGCAGCCGCGCTTCCAAGTGGACGTGCGCCTCTACGTTGAGGCCGAAGTGACAGACATCGTGTTGCGGGCGGCGGGCTTCGCGCTCGTGATGCACGACGAAGACGGCAATCTCATCTACGGAGCAAGCTGATATGGCCTACCCGGTCGACAACATCATTCCGATCAACCTGATCCTCACGCCGAGCGGGTTGGGTTATGCCAACTTCTCGAGCGCGTTCGCCTTCGCGCAGGCCTCCGAGCTGCAGGATGGCGTCACCTTCGACGTCGACACCCACCGCGACTACGCGACGCTGAGCGACGTGCTGGAGGACTTCAAGCCGGACAGCGAGATCGCCAAGATCGCCACGCGCTGGTTCGCCAACATCCCCAAGCCGCCGCAGATCAGCGTCTACATGTGGGACAGCGAGGCGGACAGCCCCGCCGAGGTGGCGGCCAAGGCCGACAATACCGCCTGGCGCTACTGGTACTTCTTCCCGACCAGCGTCACGGACGTCGAGGCCAACGCCATCGCGCTGGCGGATTGGGCCGACGCCAGCACCCATGGCCTGGTGATTACGACCAGCTCGCCGGATGTGGTCGACCCGCAGAGTGATACCGACATCGCCAGCGTGCTCAAGGCTAAGGGCAACCGGCACGCTTTCGTTGGCTACGTGCCGCAGAGCGCGGTCGACGCCGATCCGAGCCAGGCGTATGCGATGGTGCAGCTCGCCGCAGCGTTTCATAAGTTCCGCCCTGATGGGCTGCGCACTGCGATCACTGGCGAATATCAGGTGCTCCCCGGCGTGATCGGCGCGAGCCTCACGACCACTGCATACAACGCGCTGAAGGCCAAGAACGTGGTGTTCTTCACCCAGATCGAGTTGCAAGGGTCGGTGGACGCCAGCCGGGTGGTCAACAGCAAGTCGATGAGCTCCTACGGCGAGTTCATGGATGACGTGGTGAATCTCGATGTGCTGAAGAATCACCTGCAGGTCGACGGCTACAACTACATCGCCAACGCCGGCACCAAGCGGCCGCTCACGCCGAGCGGTTACGCCGGCCTGCTGGCGACTCTGGACGCCACGCTCAAGCGCTTCTACGACAACGGCGTGCTGGGCGAAGCGTCATACATGGACCTGGACACCGCCGAGACGCGCATTGCCAAGTACGGCTACGTGATCCGCTCGGCGCCGGAGGACGTGTTCAACCTCTCGCCGGCGCAGAAACGCGCCCGGCAGTTCCCCAACACCAGCATCCTGGCGATTCTGGCCCGCGCCGGCCATACCGCCGAAATCACCGTGAACGTGGAGTAACGGCATGGCTCTGAAGCGATACGGCGCCGACGGCGCCAACCTGACGGTGTTCGGCATTCCGATCGAGGAGTTCGGCGACACCGACCCAGCCATCACCATCGAGGACATCGACCCGCGCAGCACCCTCAAGCGCGGTATTGGCGGCACCTCGCTGCGGCTCGACAGCAAGACCCGGCCCAAGCGCCTGACCATCAACCTGATGCCCAGCAGCGCCGAGGTGCGGCAGATCCTGGCAGCGGAGAAGAGTGGCGTGGATGCCACCTTCACCTTCAGCCAGACCGGCACCCAGGAGAAGGTGGTGGGGTTCGATGGCGTGTTGGTTAATGTTGGCACGCTTGGCCGTGCTGGCAAGACCAATGTGAGTGACCATTCGTTCACGTTTGAATTCGCGGATAGCGAAGAAACGTAGTATAATTAATCAGTTAATTCTGATTAAGGGAACTGGGTTTATCCGTGGAAGTGATTTCAAGAACGGATGCCATAAAGAAAGGGCTTGACCAGTACTTTACTGGCAAGCCCTGTAAGCGAGGCAGGATCGCCCCGCGTCGCGTCAGCAACTACCAGTGCTTGTGCGATCTGTGCCGATCGGCGGACATAGCCAGATCAACGGAGTACTACGGTAAAAACAAGCCGCGCATACTGTCATACAAGAAGCAGTGGCAAAAAGACAATGAAGATCGAATTCGCCAGAAGCGCACCGAGTACTACGCCGAGAACCGGGAGCGTATCAAGGAAAAAGCCAGGAGTTATCGCGAGCAAAACCCTGAGAAGGCCAGAAACTCTCAAAGGAACAGCTACCAAAAGAACCGGAGCGCATACCTTGCGAAGGCCAGAGCAAGACACCGGGCCAACCAGGAAAGGCTTGCCGCAGCCGGCCCTCTAAGCCTGCGTCAGGAAGACCTGAAGGCGCTGCTGTCATACGATCCTGATAGCGGCATTTTCCGATGGCGGCAGAGTAGTGGCAGCCGAGCCTTGGAGGGCGCAGAGGCTGGGGCTGTCATGCGTACGAAGACGGGGAGTTATGTCGTCATAACCCTCACCGTCAACGGCATCCAGAGAAGGTGTTTGGCACATCGCCTTGCTTTCCTTTACATGGAAGGGTCTCTCCCGGATTTCCCAACTGTCGAAGTCGATCACATCGATGGCAATGGGCTGAACAACGCTTGGTCAAACCTACGCTTGGTTGACCATCGAACAAATGCCTGCAACCAGAAGCTCAGAGTCACCAACAGCAGTGGCGTCAACGGGGTTAGTTGGGATCGCGCGGTGGGCAAGTGGGAAGTCTACGTCTGGGACCATGGGCGCAAGAGACACCTGGCATACACGGACGACATTGAGGAGGCAGCAGTGCTGAGAGAGCAAGCAGACTGCGATTTCGGTTACCACGAAAACCACGGGAGGCGAACCTAAATGGCTCGTACCTACACGGTCGAGATCGACGGCCAGCGCTACCAGGGCGCGACGGCCAGCGCCAAGAACCAGTTCGAGGCGCTGCACATCGCCGGCCGCACCGGGCTGGTGGCGCTGCTCAAGCCCGATGCCGCCGACATGTCCCTGGTGACGCTGCTGCTGCAGATCCCGTTCGCGGACGTGCAGCGGCTGATTGAGCTGCTGGTGAAGGGGCAGGTCGTGCGCGAGGCCGACAGCGTGCCAGTCGCAGAAAACCTGTTCAGTGATGCCATCCACGGCTATTACCTGTTGCTCGCACATGCGCTGCGGGAAAACCTCGGCCCTTTTTGGCAGCTCCGTCGTCCAACTACCGAGGGCGCGGCGGAGCAGAGCCAGTAAACCCCCACATCCCTTGGCTCCTCTGGCGGCCGTGCGTAGGGGTCCCTGGGCTTTGTCAGCCGCTCGCTACATGGCGCGAGATGTGCGACGGCACCTACACGCTGGAGGACGTCAAGCAGATGCACAGCGTGATGGACGAGCTGCTGTACCAGCGAGAGAGAGCAAGCGATGGCCGGTGAGGTAATCGACAGTCTGCTGGTCCGGCTGGGGCTGGAGACCGACGCCAAGGATTTCCGCGAAGCGCAGTCCATGTTCGACGGCGTGCGCCGGTCGGCATTGCAGTTCGGCGCGGTGATCGGCGCCGGCCTGGGCGTGCGGGAACTGACGTTCGGCTTCGCGAGCGCCAAGGATGAGCTTGCGAAGTTCGGCGAGGTCTACGGTGTCACTGCCCAGTTCGTTGACTCGCTCGGGTATGCGCTAGAGCAAAGCGGCGGCAGTGCCCGCGATGCGTTCGGCTCCATCAAGCGCATCCGCGATCTGCTGGAAGCGACGGAATGGGGCGAGGTCGCATCGGACGCCTTCCGGGTGGCGGGTTTCGATCCGTATCTGCTGCGGGGTGTAACGGATGCATCCGAGGCTTATGAGCGGCTGGCCGAGGCGGTGCAGGGGCTGTCGCAGGAGGATGCGCGGCGGGCGTTGAGCGCGCTGGGTTTTGGCGATGCCGAAATCCGGCTGTTCCGGCAGGGGCCGGAAGGCCTGCGCCAGCTGCTGGCCGAGTCCGAGTCCTACGCCCGCGTCACCAAGGAGATGACTGATCGGGCTGCTCGGTTCCAAACCGAGCTCACGCGCATGACCAAGGCAGTCGAGGGCGTCAGCAACGAGCTGAGCAACCTGATCCTCGACGACTTCTCCAGCGCCATGCAGGCGGCATCGGAGTTCCTGCGCGAGAACCGCAGCGAGATCGCTGGCTTCTTCGAGAAGGCCCTGCCCTGGCTGGAGGCGACGGCCGTGGGCATCGGGACACTGGTGGCGCTGCAGGCCGGGAAGAAGGGGCTGGCGATGCTAGGCCCGCTGGTCCGCGCAGGTGGACCGATCGCTGCGGTGGCGACGGCCTACCAGTTTTCGCAGGAAAACCCGGGCTTCCTCGGGCAAGCGTGGGCGCCCTGGCAAGACCAGCTCCAGCGCTGGGGCTTCCTCGGCGGGCAGGGCGATAACGTGCCGGCAGAAGATGTGTGGTACGGGGCGGACGGCATCCCCGGCTTCGCTCCCCCGCCGGCGCCCAGCATCCACACCGAAAACCACATCACCGTCGATGCCCGCGGCGCCAGCGATCCGGCAGCCGTCGAGGCGGCAGGGCAGCGCGGCGTGGAGAAGGCGCTGCAGCGGGCGGCGGAGAGCGCCGTCAATGATCTGAGGACGCCGGTACGATGAGCATCGTAGGGATTTTCACGCGCTCGCAGCCGTCCATCGGCGGCGTGTACGTCGATGCGGTGCTGGAGGAATCGACCGAGCTGCAGACCGAGATCACTGAATTTCCCATAGAGGACGGCTCGGTCGGCAACGATCACGCCGTAGTCCGGCCACTGCGGCTGACCATGACCATTGGTGTTAGCGACAACCCGTTCAGGGTGGCGCGTGCCAAGGCCAGCGAAGCGGCCGGCGCGTTGCCCGGACTTGGCGTCGGCATCGGGGCAGGTCTTGGGGTGGGCGCGGCCATCGGCCGGCTGTCGGGCCGTGCGGCAGCCGTGGCCGGGCTGCTGGCCGGCGCCGCCAACACCGCCGGCCAAGCAGCCAGCTATTCCACCTCGGTGCTGGAGCAGATCCGCGCCCTGCAGCGGGACTGCGCGATCATCGACGTCGTGCCCGCCAAGGGGCCGATCTACCAGGGCTGCATGATCACCCGGACCTACCAGCAGACCACCAAGCAGAACGAGGGCGGCCTGGAGCTCGTGGTGGAGCTGCAGCAGCTGCAGATCATCAACCAGCAGCGCACGCCGCTGGTGAATCCGCCGGTGGGCGACACCGCCGCCACCCAGGCGCAGCCGACCGTCGATCTGGGCAGGGTGACCGCGCAATGATACGCACTATTCCGCTCACTGCGGGCCTGCCGCATCAGCGCTTCCACGTCGAGCTGAACGGCCGCACGGTGACCGTGCGGCTGTACTGGTCAACCCGCTACGGCTTCTACTGCGTCGACCTCTACGAGAGCGAGACGCCGCTGGCTCTGGGGCGGGCGCTGCACCCGGGCATCGACCTGCTGCGCGGCCTGAACCTGGGCCTCGGTCGGCTCTACCTGGAGGGCCGGCCGGCCACTGTCGCCAACCTCGGCATCGACAACAAGCTGAGGCACGCGAGCTGATGGACTACTTTCGGCGCGTCTACAAGCTGGAGATCGGCAGCGACGACGAGATCCGCACCTTCGATGGCTTCCCCGGCAGCGCCGCATCGCCGATGCAGATCGAGTTCCGTATCGATCAGACGCCGAACGCCATGCGCTCCTATGCTGAGATCACCCTCTATGGGCTCAGCGCGGCCAGCCGGCAGGCGATCGCGCAGCGCTTCCAGAAGGTGCGGTTGACCGCCGGCTACGTCGGCAGCTACGGGCAGATCTTCATCGGCGAGATCGAGAACGTCAGCATGGGCCGCGCGGGGGCCGAATCGTTCGTGCGGATGTATTGCCAGGCCGGCGCGGACAAGTTCGGGGCGGTGTACGTCAGTCGGGGGTTTGGTGCCAACACGCCGGCGCTGGAGATCATCCTGGCCGTCGCCGAAACGTTCGGCTACCCGATCGAGGTTATCGGCGACTTCTCGCAGCTGCCGCGAGCGATCAGAGGTGAGGTGTTGTTCGGAGCCAGCCAGATAGAGATGGACAAGCTGGCACGCCGGTACGGTTTCCGGTGGTTCATTGAGAACGGCCAGGTGACCATCATCAAGAGCGATGCCACCCGGCCGGGAGCTGCCTTCCAATTCACAGCACAGAACGGCCTGATCGGCTCGCCCGAGCTGGCCGTGGATGGCGTCAGCATCGACGTGCTGCTGAACCCGGTGATCCGGCCGGCTGACCAGTTCACCATCGAGGCGGTGACCGGGCGGGCCTCGTTTCACAGCATCTATTACCAGCGCTTTACCGGTTTAGGGCGGGGTCTATACCGGGTCACATCGCTCCAGCACGAGGGCTCGTTCTACGGGGACCGGTGGCAGACAAAGCTGCACGGTGCGCGGCCGGAGGGCTTGCAGTAAGCTGAGCTCTGGGCTATCACCCAGGGATCGGCAGAAAGGAGAACAACAATGCGTGCAGGTACGCCCCGACTGCTGGCCGTGCTCGCGATGCTATGGGCCAGCGCGTCCGCCGGCAGCGGCCAACCGATCGATCCCAACGACCCGCAGTACCAGTACGGGGTCAACATGGCGCGGCAGATCTGTGGCTCCATAGCGGCAGAGCTGCGCGACCGCTGGCTTTACTACGACAACTTTAGGTCGTACCGAATCACGCTGAGCGTCGGCGGCCCCGTGGAATCGTATGGGTGCACCATCGCCGCGACCCATATGAATACCGGCGAGGTGCGCGAAGTCCGTGTCGACATTGATCGGCGCGAAGGCTCGGAGCGCTTCAGCTACCGGTTCATCCCCGAGCTGGGGATGTTCCCCGGTTGCCGGAAGGAAACGATGCTGGAGTGCCTCCCCGGCAGCTGACCGAACATGACGACCCTGCAACCCCGCCTCTTGCGGGGTTTTTTATTTCTACATCTCCGGCGGGTCGTCCAGTTCCTCCGCCGCCTGCAGAAACGCATCGATCATCGCCCCCAGTGGCATCCGCTCCGGATCGTCCGCCAAGTGCGGATTCTGGGCCTCATAGGCCCGTACCAGTAGCAGCTGCATCTCGGCGCGGTTCCCCTCCGGGCTATTCGGCTCGGCGCTGAACAGGATCGGCTCAAGCGCGGCGCAGACCGCCCAGTACTCCTCATCGGTCTCGATGGGTTTGAAGTCCATGCAGTTCTCCGGCCCCGCTGCGGCGGGGCTTTTTTATGGGAGGTTCCATGCTCGCAGATTCGCCCGGCGAACAGAACCCGCTGACCTATCTGCTGCGCGAGGCCTTCGACAGCCTGCTGCGGCAGATGATGGTCTGCCTGCCCGGCAAGGTGCTGACCTTCAACCCGGATGACCAGACCGCGCAGATCGAGTGCGGCATTCAGCGCCTGGTCGGCGGCCGCGGCGTGACGATCCCGCCGATTGAGCGGGTGCCGGTGCACTTCCCGGGTAACGACAGCTGGTACTTCTGGCACGAGATCACCCCCGGCACCGAGGGCCTGATCCATTTCAGTCAGCGGGCGATCGACACGTGGCT